AATTATAAAAAAAAAAAAAAAACCCCCGACAAAGGCGGGGCGGGTGTAATAAAAAATCAGTATATAAGAACTACTGAATATCGTAAGCAGCCTTTTTTATTCTCTCGGACAAATCCACCAAGGCTCCTTTTAAAATTTCTTTCTCCTCTGGAGTAAAATCCCCTTCTTCTCCATTAAATCCCTTTCCGCTCATTTTTTTAGAAAGCCACGAACGAGATTTTTTAAAATACTGCTCTGATATTTGCCCCCAAGAGACTTCTACGATGATGTCCCAAAGTTGTTGTTTCATCGTGATTTTTTCTTGCTGTTGTTTTGTTGTTGTTTCCATATTTTGATATTTTGATAAGCCCTCCGAAGAGGGCTGTTGTTAGTCTTTGCTTTCTTGCTTTTCCTCCTGATTTTCTTTATAATCTAAATCCATCAACTCATCTAAAATTTCGTTAATTTCATTTTCTAACATTTTCGCTCCGTTTGGATAAGCTTTTCTGTAATTTCGGATGGCTTCTATTAAGAACCATTCTTCCGATGTAATTTCTTTTGTTACCATATCTCTGATTTTTTATTACACAACAAAGATAATCAACATTTTTTGATTACGTAAGTTTTTAATCAAATATTTTTGATTTTATTTTCCATTATTCAAAAATTTTTCGCATTCTATGAGTTCATTTTCTTTTTCTTGGAGTTGTTCCCTTTTGAGGTTCAGTGTGTGAAGTCGGTTCTTATACTCTGGGTCTTCGGGAGCAGGCAGGGAATTTTCCATTTTCTTAATGGTCTGTTTTCTCCTTGTAATCAGCGCCCTAAGATTGTCCCGATATTTATAAATTTTCAGTTCACTCATCCCCTCGAAATCGGTCTCAGTCTCCAAAGGCATTATTCTCTTATACTCTCTGTAATGTTTCAGCACCTTTTGGCATTGGTCAAATTCTTTAAAACAATTCCAAATTTTCCACTGAAGCTCAAAGGCTTCGTCTTCATCTTTAGGGTCAAGTTCTCCGAGCTGAATTTTAAGAGAGCAAGCCTCCATCCACAGCCCCCAGCGTCTGCGGAAAACCTTATGAAGCTCTACGGGATAATCTGCAATAAAAATTACATAACAAAAACTCTTGGTATAAAGTTTCATAATCCTTTTCACTTAATTTTTTTGGCAGTTCCCATAGAATGGAATTAAAAAATTGATTGTACCCTTCTTCGTCTTTACAGTCTTTAACACTATATAGTAAATATCTTAATTCTTCAAAATTAGCTTTAAATTCTGTTTTTCTTTTAAATTCATTTATGTTAATTTTCCAATGATACAAATCTTTTATTAATTCATAATCTTTTTGATCTATACTTTTCATTTCATTTTACAATCTCAAATTTTACAATATTCTCATTAAAAGTCTCTAATGCCTTTTCTTTTCCTGTAGATTAATTTTAATATCTATATAATTTATTTAGTTTTATACACATTATAAATAGATTTTGTATTATCTAAAACTTGTTTAAGTTCTTTAGAGGCATTGTAATATCTTATATTATCAATATCTTCAGGGTCTTCATCAAAATATTCCTTCTGTTCTTGAAAATAGCTATCCATAAATTCCTGATAGTTACTATCATTGCAAAGTTTTAAAATAACTGCTTTTTTCATAGGTGCAAACTGTCCTAAAATATCCCACAACTCTTCTTCTGTTTTATCTTTAATATATTCATATAAAACATTTAAATCTTTCCATTTTTCAAAGAAAGGAAGGGCATCTGTATTAAAGAATAGATAAAAATCATCTTCTATTTGTTTAATGTCTTTATCTGATTTTATTTCTTTTTTTATAGTAGGAATTTTATAATTGGAATCAATGAAAAATGAATTATATATATCTTTTGGAGATGATTCTCTTCCTACTAAATTATTTTTTGCAAGTATTGGCACTAAGATATTCTCTATACTCAGAAAATTGATATAAATAGAAAAACCCAAAAAAAGATTTTTTCCATCTTCTTCTTTAATAATGAACCCTATACGAAAAATACTTGCATCTTGTTCTTTACGATAGTTAGACACATTATTATTTAATTCCTTCGTTTTAGTTAGAATGAAACCTTCATTAATTAAAAAATTATGTATAAAAGATAATTCCATTTTTTGATTATTTAAAATTAATACTATTCATTTGTATAGGTGGAATTTTTATATTATCACCCTCACTAATGATTTTATAAACACTTACTTTGGAATTACTTACATTTCTAAGACAAAATATTTATCATATATATCAGCCTATAACCAATGATTCCAACAATATCCGTTACATAGTTTAAGGTATATTTTTTATCTTTAAAAAATATATTTTCAAACCTTGTAGAATGTTTTGTTCTTTGCCTTTGTGTAGGTTCTTTATAGCACTCTGCCATAAGTTCTTCAAAAATATATTCTAACATCATTTTTAGTTCTTCTTTCTTATCTTTTGGTATGTATACTACATTTTTTGTATCCCAGATAGTCCAGTCAATACTATGTTTTATCGAAAATCTCAAAAGGTAGGGATATAGATATTTCCACACAACAGGGTGTAATTCTATTTTTATATCATTACATTTTAAAAACATGGGTACTATTTTATATATGATTTTCTTTCTTTTTCCAAATTTTATCAAATAGGATTAAATAGTCATCGAGGTTAAGACTATGATATTCTGAACAATCTCTCGACTCTATTTCTTTAAATAGATTTTTAAGAATATCTATATCTAATTTTCTTATTTTACAAAAATTATTTATTCCAACTTCATCAATAAATTTTTGCTGAATACTAATTAAAATATTTAGTCGGTTCAAATATTTTTTATCTGTACACATTGTATCACTAATGATTTTTTCACCAATATCATATAAATCTACAATGTTTTTTTCAAGTTCTATATTGATAACATTATTTTCAGATTCTCTTTCTAAAAAAGATATGGCAGATTTTCTTTTCTTTTGCTTTTCAACATTGGATAACAAATTCCATTCTTCTTCCTTTTCTAATATTTCAACAAATTCTTCTACATAGTTTACCGCACTCTTAAGTGTACTATACTTTCCGCCGATTAAGTCAGGTCTTTCGATTACTGTATTGCAGAAGTTAGCAAACCACTTGTCATACTGCATGAAGGCGATCTGTAACCATCTATCATCTGCACACTTGAATGTAGTGTTGATTGGGTTAGGTGGGTTCTTTCTAGTAATTGGCATTCTGTATCCATAGTGAGCTGCAGAAACCATAATACCCATACCAAATACAGCTGTATGGAATAGAGAAACTGTTACTCTTTCTCCCTTACCAGTCTGTTCTTTTTTACGTAGGGCTGCTAGTACACCTGCTGCCAAACTCATACCTGCATAGTGGTCACCTAGACCTGCTACTGGGTTACATGGAGAACCGCCTTTTTCCATCAAACTCATTGCTACACCACCTCTAGCGAAGTAAGCTGTATAGTCGAATGCTGGATTGTCCTTGGCTGGTCCATTTTCACCATATCCTAGTAAGTGAGCATATATAATGTGTGGAGCTCTCTTCTTAACTTCTTCATAGTTAAGACCACTTCTGTCAAGAGCCTTCTGTCTAGTATTTGTCAAGAAAATATCTGCATCATCAAGTAACTTGTAGATAACTTCAACACCTTCCTTAGTACCAGTGTCAATTACTATACCCTTCTTACCTGAGTTTTCGATTTCAAACATTGGATTTTCTTTTTCATCAGTTGGGAAACACCACTGTATACCAACAAATCTCATTGTGTCTCCGAATGTAGGTTCAATCTTTATAACTTCCGCACCCCAGTCAGCTAGCAATCTACCACATATTGGCGCTGCAACGAAGTTTGCGTACTCAATTACTCTTACACCTTCCAAAGGTAATCCTATTTTTGTCATTTTCTCTACCTCCCAAAAAATTGATAATTTAATATAATTTGAAGTCCCTGACTTTCTACCTCTTATATAAGCAAATACC